ATCAATATCTGTTGGTGGTGCGGCAATGAAGCCGATAATAAAAGCTGTTGTAGCGACAAGCAAACACGGAATCATGATTGCGCCGAAATGTCCGACGTACAATCTATTGTTTGTGCTGGTTACCCAGCTCAGGTAATTATCCCAAATGTTTGAGCGCTGTTTTGTTAATACTGCGGTCATTGTAGAAATCAAAAACATCAAGTGCCTTATGGGCACGTCGATCTCCAAAATACGGCAGCATCATATCAAGCAAACGGGTAACGTCTTTTTCATTTCCCACTTGCCATTTCCATGCGTCTTTAGTTTGGTGAGGACGACGCGGGCAATAAGTAATTTTATTATTTATGCAGTTAGCCAATCGTGCAAATTTCATAAGAACATCACGATCTGTACTAACTAACTGAAGGTAGCAATAACCTTTTTTCTTACTAATGGAGATGGAACCTTCGCCCTCAAAGAGTCCAGACATCCATGCGGTATCCGCGAGTTGAGTCATATTTAATTAAGACGTGTAACTTTAACAGGAGCCACTCCAGCACTCAGCATTCCAATGCGTTGTGCTGTTCCCTTGCTCAGATCTAGGTCTCTCCCGGGAATGAAGGGACCGCGATCTGTAATCCTAACTACTTCACATGTTTTATAGCAGACCTCCAAGCGAGTACCAAACGGCAATGATTTATGGGCAGCAGTTGCATCCATCATATCATACCGCTCACCACTTGCAGTGAGGTTACCATTGAATCCTGGACCATACCAGGATGCGATTACAGAGATAGTAGTCAGGATAGGAATCATAATAATAATAATAAAGGAAAGAATTTTAATATTGATTACCCCTACTAATCAGCCAATACTACGAGTGTATTGGTAGATCCGCCAATACTATTTCTTTTTAGCAGTTTTAGCAGCTCTCCGAAAGTTAGCAGCAGAAGGTGATCCTTTGCTGCCAGGTTTCCGCATCTTCTCGCCGGAGCCCGCGGCGATTCTTTTACGTTTGGCGTGGATGTTAGCGTAGAGACCTTGCTTAGCCATCAGCGCTTTTTCCCGCCACCGCCTTTGTGTCCTTTTTTACCGCAAGCCATGATTAAAATACTCCAGGAATGATTTGGCCGGTCAATGCATAAGCGCCAATAGCAGCCACGAAGCCAAGCATAGCAAGACGACCGTTGAGCAGTTCAGCACGTTCGTTATGTGGTACACCGTAGGGATGGTCAGTCATAATAATAGGTGGTTCTTTTGCGAAAAGGTTATCAGTAGTCAAGGTTAGATCTCTCAAGTTTAGCGTAGACATCCTGTCGATATGCAGGATCTGTGTCGTACCGTGGGTCAGCCATAGCACGAACAACTTCAGCTTGGCTGCGGAATACATCAGCTTTCTCAGAAGCAGTGGTGCCAGTCAGCAGTTGACCGTCCACACCAATAGCATCTTGGAAACGATAGGCAAGAGCTTGAACAGCAAAGAAGCAAGCGGTAGGATCACCTCGATCCATCACTGCATCATACATATCAATCTCTTGTTCAGTCATGTTCTGACTTGCCCAACTAAGCATGTCTGCATATTGCTGCTCACCTCCAACCATGTTTTGGAGAGCAGATACATTCTCTGTGCTAAGTTCTTGAGCTTCAGGTTTACCTTGTTGTGAGCGATAATCAAGATACATCTGAGCCAAGTCAGATGGATCCATCTTACCGAGTTTCTCCAAAGTCTCTTGGCTAAACTCTCCTTGGGATTCTTCCCAAAGTGTATCTAGGAAAGTGGTATCAAGACTATCTTCTTCTACCTCTTCAGTTGGTTCTTCAGTAGTAGTAGGTTCTTCAGGTTCAGGATCACGAGAACTAAACTTCTTTTGAAGTTCCATGTAAGCCTGTTCAAGTTCTTCAGCATCTCGGAACTTACCAGCCAACAAATCTTCCTGAGCAGACAGTGCCTGTTCACCAATAGCTAGAGAATCTTGCTCTTCAGCAGTCAGCTCACCTTCGGGAACTTCATTCGGATTGTACGTCAGTGTTGTCATTTGCTTTGGCGTGGATTACTTTGAGATTACCGAGACCGACAGTCTCTACATATTGGGTGGGACGACCCAGTGTTGCTTTACCAATCTTAGCTTTGGGAGCATACTTGTTCTCAGGCTTAACTGGAGTGAACTCTGGTGTCGTCGGAGGTTCAGCTTTACTGCGCTGGCGGCGCTTCGGAGCTTGCTTGTTGTCCATATAGTTCGGGATTTTTGGATGGGTCGTTTGCAGGAGCAGAAGCTAGTTGACCAACTTGCTTGGTAAGTTCCATTTGCTGTTGTTGTTCCATAGCTTGTGCCTGCTGATCTTGTACTTCCTGCATAGTCTTTACAAGGTTCAGGACATCAATACCTTGTGCAGCTGCAAGTCGTTTGATAACTTCCTCAGGATTAACGTAGGTCTGAATAGCTTCAGGACCCATGGTCTGAGCAATAGTAGTGAGGAATGCACCCAAGCTTTCACGGTCTTGTCCACGACCAAGAGCATTGATACCAGCAACAATGGTTGGCTTAACAATGTCTTTGGGAAGGCGTGGAATCTGTCCTGTCTTTTGGAATACATTCAGTTTACGATTCAGATAAGGAACCAAGAACTCAACAGTCAGCAAACTAAACAGTCCACCAAGCTGTTGTTCCAATTCCATCTGAGTCATACGAACTTCCTCAGCAGTAGTTCGTTCGGATTGCCGTACAGAAAGGATGAGGAAAGCCTCACTCAAGCGTCGTTCAAGAGACTGCATTAGTTCATAAGCAGTCCTGAAGTCAGCAGTCTTACCTACCTGTACAACACCAATGTCATCGGGTCGTCCTTGAATGATAGCACCGTTGCCTGCGTTCGCCAGTGTCTGCGGTTTGGTAGTGCTTGAGGGTGATACCACGAACACGACCTTAGCAGCTGCTGCAGAGCCTTCTACCATTGCCTGAGAGAGTGCTTCGAGAGACTTGAGATCTCCGATGAACTCCTCAACACGACCACGACCATACACCTCACCATCAACAGTGTTGAATCGAAGGACTAGCCAAGGGTTAGCATCAATAGGTGCCTTACCCATGGAACCAGGAATGACTTTATCTTCATATTCCTGATACCAAATCATTCGATTGTTATCTCGTTTGATGTGGGTGTAGATGTCTACTTCTTCATCCCGTTCACCAGGAGGATTGTCTACATTATTTGGTTTGATTTCTGGAAGCATCCCACGAAGGAGCTTCTTGTTGATGCGTTCTTTCGTGACTATTTCAAGCACGTTGCCGTTGCCATCACGATCTACGACATAGCGATTGAGCGGATAGAGTTTTAGATTATCCTTACCCATGTACACAAGTGCGTTACCTGCTACCACCAGATGCTTAAGAGCTTGGTGAATAACAACACGATCACTTGATGCTGCAATTGATTCGAGGATTGTACGTTCAATCTTTGCAAAGCTTAGATCAAGTTCAGACCTAATCTCAGGTGGGAACTCTTCACCAAGCTTTGTATCATCAAGTTGAAGTTTAAAGAAGCTAGTCTGTGGAGGCAGTAGAGCCAGCATCAACTTTGCTGCCAAGGTTACAACACCTTTTGCTCCAACACTTTGCCAAGGTGTAGGCAAATACCTAGCACCTTTCTGCCACTCTTCTTGTCCACGAATCAAGTAGGGCAGTGTAAGATCTGCCGCGTCTCTTGCTACGTCTAGAAATTGGGAACGGTCACTGGCTAAATAATCATACCGTTGTTTAGCACTCATTAGTTTTTGTTAAGTAATTAAATTAGACAAGACCAGTGATACCACCAGCACCACGCAGGTTCAGCATACTCCTGATCTTCAGTCGATTCAACCGGCTAGTGCCAAGCTGAGCAAGACGCAGACGTTGAGCACGACTGCGACGACGCTTAATACCAAGAGCACTACGTCCAGCTTCGACTGATCCAGTCATCAGACCACCATCAGTGGTATCCTCTTCTTCCTCCTCGGGAAGGATAGGACCAGTACCAGCAGGAGCTTCAGCTACAGCTGGGTCAGCAGTAACTTCAGGTGCACCAGCTCCACCACCACCGCCACGGCGACCACCACCAAGCATATCTTTAGTAGCTAGGATTGGTTCACCACTACCTGTGGCTCCAAGGAAGCGTTGACCAGGTTGAAGGTCGAGACCACGGAGTGCTTGTACATCTTTGCTACGTGGATCAAGTGAGGATGGAATACCACCACCTGTACGACCACCATTTCGATCTGGCAGTGTATTATCGAAAACCATGTTAAGCAGACCCTGCTCTGATGTAGCAAGCTGACCTTTGTCTAACCGACGTTGGGCACTACCTTGAATGCTAGCACCTTTAGCCAGTGCTTTATCAATGGCACGTTCACCAAGCCCAGTAGCAGAAAGCTTCATAGCTTCCTTACCAGACAGTGCTTTACCTACTCGTACACCACGAATGGTAAGACCTTTATCTTTCTTAACAGGTTTAGTTGAAAACATTTGCTGGGCTGGTTGTCCTGCAAATGGATTAGCTGTTTGTTTTTTTCTGTTCTTTTTAGCCATCGTTTTCTAGTCGTTGTTGAATCCACTCTACAACTGAACGTTGACCCGAGCGGTACATGATTACTGACTGTGAGTCATTGGGTGTGGGTGTAACAGGTGGAAAGTTGTCCTCCAGTTCTTGAAGGACAGTTCGTAGCTGGAGACCATGGGTCTCAAGCATGTTTAGCGAGATAGGAGATTGCATTTTGCAGGGTGGTTATGTTATCGTTAGCTTTGCCTAACATTAGGTTGCATTCACCACACAATAAACCACGTACGTGACCTTTAGCATGGCAATGGTCTACTACAAAATTACCTGAATTATGTTTAGGATCGGTAGATTTACAAATTTTACATTTGTACTCTTGCTCCTGTAACATTTGCTCGTATATCTCTAATGAAATACCGTACGTTCGGCGTAATTTTTTTGCCCGTTCATGTTCGGAAGAATACTCCGACTTATTTCTTTTGAGAATACTTGTTTTATTTAGGTTGTAGTGATCCGTTGCCGTACTTTTGATACATTCTTTGCAACGGGCTGTGCGACCATCGGAAACTCTAGGCTCTTTGTAGAAGTCGTTTAAAGGTTTCCTTTGATCGCAACTTTTACACTGCTTAACCGTACTGTGGCAAGTTGACATTGTTATGCTCAAAGAAGCTAATCATTCTAGCTCGTTTCGTTTCTTTTAATTCTGGTGCCTTACCTTCGTACATCAAACGGTCGCTAGCATCTAACCAAAACCGTTTATTGATATACTTATTTTCGGCACTATTTTTAAGTGGTTGCATCACCCAGTTGATAGTTGCCTTACGCAGTTTATCAAGAGAAGGAGAGATATCAAGCCCCAACTCACGACAAACAAGGCTATTGGTAGCAACGTGAACTTGTTCATCTCGACTAATGTCAGCACTTACTGTTCGGAGACCAGCATCACCGTTAAATCGGAAGAATGGCAAGAGAACAAAGAAAATTGCACGTTCGGCAACCAATGCTTTGAGGACTGTGTGATCTGGATGAGCAATCCATGCATCCCGGAGGCGTAGCGCTTCCTCTTCAGCTTGTTGATCAACACCGATAGCGTTGGCGATGTAACCGAGTGCAAGGTCATGGTTTTCTTCGTCCTTGATA